TACCAAGCAGATGCCGCTTTTCCAGTGGCAGACCTATTTGGTAATTTCGATATAGTAGAGTCATCTCCTGTAGGGGATACAAAGTCGGGCATATCAGCCGCACAATTAGATGTTGGAACAGGAGCTACTACAGCTACTTTACCACTTAAGTGCATTGATATTAGCCAAGACCCTGATAATGACGATGTTGCATCGTCCAACACTAATGTACTATGCGTGATTCAAAATCATATCATGGGACAAAAAGGAGCTGGATTAGCTTAAGGATATATAATTATGGCAATTTCAAGAGCACAATTAGCGAAAGAACTTGAGCCGGGCTTAAATTCTCTCTTTGGTATGAATTACGATGAGTACGATAGAGAATACGAAGATATTTTTGTAATCGAAGATTCAAACAGAGCTTTCGAAGAAGAAGTATTAATCGTTGGATTTGGTTCAGCACCAGTAAAATCAGAAGGTCAAGGTGTTAGCTTTGACAACGCATCAGAGAGTTTCAGTTCTCGTTATACACATGAGACTGTTTCACTTGCGTTTGCGTTAACCGAGGAGGCCATAGAGGACAACCTTTATGATTCTCTCGGAAAGAGATATGTTAAAGCATTAGCAAAATCTATGGCTAATACTAAGGAAGTTAAGGGAGCAGATGTTTTAAACAATGCGTTCTCATCATCTTTCCTTGGTGGCGATGGCAAATCTCTAATCGCATCTGACCACCCACTAGCAGGTGGTGGCTCAGCGGCTAACAGAGCAAGCACAATGGCTGACTTAAACGAGGCATCACTAGAGGATGCTTTCATTGATATTTCAACCTTTACTGATGACAGAGGTTTAATTATATCTGTACAACCTGACAAACTTGTGGTTCCACCACAGTTAGTCTTCGTTGCTGATAGAATTCTACAATCAGATTTAAGGTCTGGGACAGCAGACAATGATGTCAACGCAATCAAAAACACTGGTGTTTTACCGGGTGGTTATGTTGTCAATCATTATCTAAATGACCCTGATGCTTTCTTCATTCTGACCTCAGTGAATGAAATGGGTGATGGACTCAAGATGTTCCAAAGGTCACCTATGGAAAATTCAATGGAACCTGATTTCTCAACTGGAAATATTAGATACAAAGCAAGAGAGAGATACTCTTTTGGTTTCTCCGACTGGAGAGGTGTCTACGGTTCACAAGGAGCTTAATCGAAGTAGTAATACACTTTGTTACTCAGTATTACAAAAAGGACCCTGTTTAGGGTCCTTTTTTTTTGTTTGCACATAACGATACGGAGTAGTATTATTGAATCTGTAGTATAAATGTTACAGGCATGGTGTCTGTAATGGTCAACAAAAGGAGGCTGTTTATGTCTACACATTTTACATCAGGAGTTACTAATGTTAGCTCCTCAGGTTCAGGTGGTTTGTTAAAACAACCTAGCCGACATAAGTATCACGAATACTTCGATGACTTCAACATTTACAATGCTGGAGATTTTACTATTACAACCACAGAAGATGGCTCAGGCAGTGCGGCTGAGGCATTGATTGATGGTGATGGTGGCTTGTTGCAAATAACAAATGCCGCTGGCGATAATGACCATGACTTTTTTCAACTGAAAAAAGAAGGTTTTAAGTATGAGGCTGGTAAACAAATCGCTTTCTATTTTAGATTCAAAGCAAACGATGCCACACAATCTGACATAGTAGCTGGTCTACAACTTACAGATACCACACCGTTAGATGTGAGCGATGGTATTTTTTTCTTAAAAGCTGACGGAGCCGCAACCATAGATTTCGTTGTAGAAAAAGATAGCTCACAGTCAACACTAACCTTACCAAATTCTTTGGCAGACGATACTTTTATGACAGTTGGATTCGTTTACAATCCAAAAGACCAAAAGTTCAGAGTTTACCAAGATAATGTCGAGGCAGGTACAGTAGTTAATACAAATGCACCTGACGATGAAGAGTTGAATGTATCTTTCGGTATTCAAAATGGAGCCGCAGCGGCTAAGGTATTAACCGTTGATTACATCCATGCTTTGAAAGAAAGAACAGCAAACTCAGAGTTATAGGAGTAAATTATGGCAGATGCAGTAGCCTCACAAACTATACAAGACGGAGAACGAAAAGCTATTTTGCGGTTCACTAATGTCTCTGATGGCACAGGTGAATCTGCCGTAAAAAAAGTAGATGTTTCTGCCCTAGCATCAAACAGTGCTGGGCAGGCATGTACCTCTGTAAGTGTAGAAAGAATTTACTGGGCGACTGTTGGTATGAGTGTCAAACTTGAGTTTGATGCTACTTCGAATGTTTTATTAATACATTTACCAGCAGATAGCACGGGTGACGAATACTTTGATTTATTTAGTGGGATTCCTAACAACGCAGGTAGTGGTGTGACAGGAGATATAGACTTTACAACTGTCGGGCACTCGAGTGGAGATGCTTACAACATCATTTTAGTTCTTAATAAAAACTATTAATGAATGGCACGGAAGGTAAGTAAAAACCCACCGAAAACTAAAAAGTATTTTAGGTCCACAAAAAGTGGAGCTGGGATGACGAAAGCGGGTGTAGCTCGTTATCGTAGAGAAAACCCCGGCAGTAAACTAAAGACAGCAGTAACGAAGAAGAAAAATCTTACTGCTAAAGAGAAAGCAAGAAGAAAATCTTTTTGTGCTCGGTCTGCGGGACAGATGAAAAAGTTTCCTAAGGCAGCTAAGAATCCGAACTCGAGATTGAGACAAGCAAGAAGAAGATGGAGATGTTAAAAAATTATGGCTGAAAAAAGTAAAGTTCCAAGCAATGTAGCAAACCCAAGTTTGTATCGAAAAGCTAGAGCAAAAGCAAAAGCTAAGTTCGATGTTTTCCCATCCGCTTATGCCTCAGGTTACATGGTGCAAGAGTACAAAAGAATGGGTGGCAAATATAAAGGTGCAAAAAAGGCGGCTGGTGGCGAAGTCAAAGGCCTAAAACCTATACCTAGTGATAACAAAGGATTACCTAAGTTACCAAAAAGAGTTAGAAACAAAATGGGTTTTATGAAGAATGGCGGAGCTGTTATGGTACAAAGCCGTGGCTGTGGTGCTATGATGCAAGGCAAAAGAAAGCGAACAAAAGTACCTAGCTAATGGTTGCAAAAGCCAGTACCATAAAAAGAAAAGTTAGGCAGGGCAAAAAGTTAGGGTTTAGTGAAAGGGCCTCTGCTAAAGCTCGTGGTTTAATTAAACGAGCAGATGGCACTAAACGAAAAAGTAAAAAGTATCGCTAATGAGAAAGTTAAAAAAAGTAGTAAAACAACTAAGCAATGCCTCTAAGTTGCACAAACGACAGTCTAATATCATAAAAAAACATATTAAGGTTATGAGCAATGCAAAGAAGAATACCAAGAAAAACAAAAAGCGGTAAAGTAAGACCAGCATCTAAGCACAGCGACCTTTACACAGATGAACGACCATCTGATACCGTATCTATAAAATTCAAAACACCAGCCGATGCGAAAGCTACAGTGGCGAAAGTGAAAAGAACAAAAAAATCTTTTGCACGAAAAATACAAATTTTAACCGTTGGCGAGCAGAGGTCAAAAGTCATGGGCAAAAGAGCTCAAGTTGACATTTTCAAAAAAGGCAAACAAGATTTAAGAAGGGCAAGGAATAAATAATGTCACTCAAAGAATGGTTTGGTAAAGGCTCGAAGGGAGATTGGGTAGATATTGGTGCTCCAAAAAAAGACGGTAAGTTTCAAGCCTGTGGCAGAAAGTCAGCGAAAGGTTCTAAGAGAAAGTATCCTAAATGTGTGCCTCGTTCCAAAGCAAAAGGAATGTCTAAGGGACAGATTAAATCAGCGGTCAAAAGAAAGCGAGCAGTGAGACAAGGTGTTGGTGGCAAACCAACAAATGTAAAGACTATCATTAAGAAGAAAATTGGTGGTAAAATAGTTAAAAGTTCAAACAATATGGGTTTGTTTGGCAGAAGGTAATTACAGGAGATAAAATGCCGGGACATAAAAAATCTAAAATGATGGCTGGCGGTGGAGCCATGAA